CCTTAACGAGCCGTTAAGTGTAACTGATTCTGTAATTGTTGTTGTTAGTGTTGCCATTTTATAAGTTTATTGTTATTTTAAATTTTTTCCAACCTATCTGTATTATCATTTTCCAAATCTTGAACTTAAACATTAGTAACCTGCTCCTGTGTCTGTTACAGGTATTGTACAAGTCTGAAAGTCATTCTGAACTAAGACTCCAATATTAAATACCCATCCACAACAAAGATTGTCAAATCGTTCTTGAAACGGCTCTATAGTGAATTGGTCTTGCGTGAAATATATAGGAGCATTAATATCATTAGTACCTAAAATTGATTGCTGTACTGAGTGCCTAAGCATTCCAATAAAGTCAGTACATATTTGTAGTGAACCACTTAATACATCTTGTTCGTTGCTTAAAGTCTTATGAAGCTTTGGGAAGTTAGCTGAAGCGTTGTTCTTAGTCCAATCAGACTTTTCGCTTACCATATCCATAATGAATATCTGGAAGTTATATGTAAGCTGACTATCCCCTGTTGATACATTTGTAGGGTTGATATGTAATAAAGGGAACTTTTGCATTTTCTCTAAATTAATATCGTAAATATCGCCAACCGAAGTAGAACTTATTTGCTCGTGGTATTCCCCTAGCCTAAGCAAAGTATTTACTACATTATTGTATGTCTTATTGTTTACCATTTCTCTTTACTTTATTTTGCGAGTTTAAATCTGTTTCGTAACTAAGCCAAGTTAAACACTCTAAAAGACTTAATCTTGTTATTCGTTCTAAGTTTACTATCTCTCCATTTGTCAATCTGTACATCACTCCAAACCATCCCCATTTCTCAGCAAAGGATTCTGAAGCTATTGCATCTTCGTTTCCTTCAGCTGCTCCATCAAATACAATGGCAAAATCTCTGATAACTCCTTCCCTAAAGTGTAAAAAAAAACCAATGCACTTTGCACTTGCTGAGCTGACATCTGTTTCATTTCTTCCGTCCTGAGCCGAATATCGCCATCATAAGCGTCAATAATATATATATCATTCTTCTTGTCTTTTACAGGTCTATACAAAACAGCCATTAATTCAGGTAGGTTCTTTTCTATTCCGTTCTTGATGAATTGCTCAATGTCTGCGTATTCTCCTAAACTTATAGAATCTAAATCAGGGTGGAAGCCGTACTCAATTCCGTTTATCTCTATTATCCTTTTTAGCTTTGTATCTTGTTCTTGTTGTAGCTCTGCTATCCTGCTCATTATAACAGCTACATCTGACAATGCTAACTCCTTTACTAACTGCTTAGGAATGTTAGACAATGCTGCTATTGTTTCAGTAGCTTCTTCAGTCTTTGTACCTGTTTCAAAGTCAATCAGTTGCAACCACTTCTCAAGCGTTACATCTTCCCAACTATTAATTAGCTTGAATACTTTAGTTTCTCCTTCTTTTTTAATTTTAACTTTCATACAATATATAATAGAAATTTGTTGTTTTTAGTTTACTGATTGTTTACTGAACGAAATACTTCCCTGCGTTTGGATTATCTAGGTGGTAAATTACATTGTACCTTATTCCGTCTATTGCGTGATTGTAGTTGTCTATATATAATTTTGAACCTTTATCTTGATAAGCGTAATTGTTTAGCTCTTTGGCTATGTTTATAGATTCAGGAGTTACAATTAATTGATAATCTTGCATACGAGTAATACCACTTTCAATAGTTCCTTTCTTTACAGGTTTGATGTTTACTCCTAAATGCTTCAAGTCTGCTATAAGTCTTGGCTCTGCTGAATCGGCAATTATAAGTTTGTTGTCTACTTTTTCTAGTATTATCTTAGCTAGTTCTTGTGATTTTAACCCATTCCTGTAAAGATGTTCTTTCAAGTATATCTTCTTATGTTTTTTATCAATAGCTACTTCAGTCAATGAGTCAGGGTCTACACTAAAACCAAAGTCCATTCCACAAGAAGTCTGTAAGCCATCAGGATTAAATTCTCCTATACTCCAATTATCAAAGACTACTCCTTCTGCTTTGTCTAACCAACCTCCAAGTATTTTATGCTGATACTTTTTAAAGTTCCTATGCTTTATGCTCTTAATACGCTCTAGGAAGCTATGTGATAGATTATCTTTATTGTCTAGGTATGTACTATGGATATAGCATACATTGTCTTTAATGCCGTTAAAACCTGCTTGTACTCCTTTTTCTTCAAAGAACCTTTTGTATATCCAATGTTCCTTAGTTACAGGATTCAAAACTAATATGATTCTATTCTGTACTTTCTTTTCCCTTATACTTAAATCAATAGTGTCAAAGATATTCTCGTCAATAAGTTCTTCTGCTTCATCAAGTACCCAAGTGCTTATTCCTTGTAATGACTTTAGACTAGCTGTTTGGTTTCCTGCTGATGTCTTAATACCTCTAAATAGAATGTCTGATTTGTTTCCTAAATTGACTACCTCAGCTTTATTTACGCTAAAGGTGTTTTCATATCCTAGTAGCCCTATCTTCTCTAAGAACTCAGGAATAATTGATAAGTGAGCTGATACCATTGTATAACGAGTGAATAGGACTCTAATATTCCTAGACATAGTTAAGAGAGTTAGAAAGACTGTAACTGCAAATGACTTTCCTGAACCCCTACCACCTGTTATAATAAAGTATCTAGCTTCAGACTTAAATAGTGCTGTATATTTGTCGCTAAGATTCAGAGCTTATAAAGTTTATTAAAGGTACATTAAGACTTTCATCATTTGTTGTAACATCTACTCTTTGTTGTGGTTTACCATAAAAGTATTCAAAGAATAACTTTACCGCCCATTGCTCTTTCTTTTCTAAGCCCTTTTGTAAAGACTCCAATGCAATACTACTCATCGGTGTTAAGTTCTCTATTAGCTTTTGTTCTTCAGCTTTACCTTTACGACCTGCTCCTTCTCTTTTTCCTCCGTGTTCCATTTTGAAATAATTTGATTAATCAAGTTGTATTATATAATAGAAATTATTGTTATTTATTTAAAACAGTTCTTTTTGTGTTTCTTCCTTATTTATTCTATCACTAGCAATCTTAAAGTATTTCTCATCTTGTTCAATTCCTATAAAGTTTCTGTTTAAATTCTTTGCTGCTACTCCTGTGCTTCCTGAACCCATTGTAAAATCAAGAACAGTTTCCCCTTCGTTGGTGTAAGTTTTTATTAGGTACTCCATTAATGCAACTGGTTTTTGTGTTGGGTGCTGAGTTCCGTTTCGCTTATCATCTAATTTAAAATTAAGTGTTTGTATTGGTGGCTTATACCATTGTCTATCCTCGCTTTGTCTAATCAAGGGATTAATACTATTTAATCTCTGTTCTCCATTTTTAGATTGTGAATTATTTTTCCTATAACTTTTTTTAAATTCTTCTTTTGTTCTTTTAATCATTTGTCTATTGTATAAAGATTGTTTACTATAAAAAACACAAATATCTTCTATGTTTCTCATAGGTTGCCTTTTCGCTAACATTGTTCCAGTAGGTCTATTTTTGATCCATTTCCAATCATATTTATAATTCTTGATATTACTCATTCTTAATGCAGAACTAAATGGCTCACTACCAAATAAGACTATTGCACCATTAGGTTTTATTATTCTATTGAGTTGTTCCCACATTAAAGTAAAATCTATTACACTATCCCATTTACAAGCCGTAGTGCCATAAGGCGGGTCGGTTATAATAGCATCTATTGAGCCATCAGGAATAGACTTCATTACTTCTAAGCAGTCGCCTTTGTATAATTTATTCATATTCATTTGGAAGCATAAGCCTTATACCTAAGTCAGTTATAGCCCATACTCTTATTTGTTCTGTATATACTTCAAAGGCTTTTGTGTTTAAAGCTGTTGTGCTTCCTATTTTACATATTGCTATTTGATTATCGTTAATACTTATCATTTCATATTCTGATAAGAATTTAGACCTTAGTACATCGTGCATTTCATTTGGAAAATATCCTAGTTCTTCTGCTAGTCCTTGTACGATACATTTCCAATAGTAACTGTTCTGCATATTGCTTCTTGTGTTTCTTTGTTTCTTTACCTCTACAATATAGTCATTATCTAATTCTTTTTGGTAACTAAAAAGGCTTTGCTTATCTCTATTGTCTTTTATTACAAACTTCACTACTCAGTCGCTTTACTTCTTATCTTTTCTGTTGCTCCTTCCCAAAGCTTATCTCGTTTCATACTTAGACTAGGTTCGGTTCTTTTAAGACTTGGCATTCCTTCAGTTGGTTCGCTATCCATATACTTACCACATTCGCAGAGTGCTTCCTTAGTTACCCATTTGCCCTCTCGGTTTACTATTGTAGCTTTTCCTATTTGCATAGTCTTTCCACATTCACAAGTGTATAGTGTCATCTCTTTAATTTTTCTAGTTCAAACTCTAAATGATTAATTGCTTTCTGTATGCACTCAATAGGGCTGTCGTGTTTCCTTTCTGCTCTTAATAAGTAAGTTACTGCTGTACCTATGTTGTAACTGAGTTCAAAGTCTTCTATGACCTTACGAGCTTCATAGCCGTATCTTATTCCTATGTAGTAGTTTGGTATTCTATTATCTTTCATTTTCTTCCATTTCGTCCATTATTAAATCTTCATCAGTTAAAGCTTCTGAGTTATCCATTCTGTCTAAATTCCAAAGAATCTTTTCGTTATCTTTTGATTTAATCCTACCAACTATTATGCTTAAAACAAGCAGTACAATTATAGTTAAAATTAAAACACCTATCACTAAATCAAATATCATTTTGTTAAAAGTTTTAAAAGTTGGTTACTAGTATAAATCCTATCGTCACCTGCATAGTTTTCGTATATACAAGTGAAGTTATCGTCCTGCCAAGTCCAAAGGCTTTTTACATTCTTTTTAATGTGGTCTTTCAATATCCATTTAATTGTTTTGTATGTTCTTTCCATATCTATTGTTTTAGTTGAGCTGATTACTGTTTCTATTCGGTTCATTGTCTTGTAAATTGATGAATAAACTGGACACATTATATGTATTTACATTCTTTAAAGTGTAATTCACCTTTATAGTTTTAAATTTATACCTCTATTCTTTTCACCTCTCAATTTATCTTGTTTCCAATAGTACTCACAAATAGTATTGCTGTACTCATCTACTTTATCTTTGTGTGGTGCATTCGTAAAATATGCTTGGTCGTATCCTTTAGGTGCTTTATACCTATAACAAGTTTCTTTCATTGTACAATCTTTGCCGTTACACATTGTAATATCTGCCATTATTCTTTTGATTTTCCTCTCATTTTATTTGTTTTATTGTATCAGGGGGTATCTGAAACCCCCCTCTACTACTCCTTACCGACAATCTAAACGCTTTAGGTCTTACCCTATTTTTTTTAAATTAATTAATTTTGGAGTATTCATTATAAATCTTTTTTATTCCGTCAAAGCAAGTTGATATACAAGAACCGCAATTCGTTCTTACATTGTATGAAGTATTAAAAATGGTATTATATGTTTCAATCATTCTCTTTTTTGCTGCTTGGTCTTTTGCTCTACCTGTTTTTAAGTCTTTCCACATATCTAATATTTCATCTACTATTTCCTGTGGTAAACTTTCAGGAGCTTCTACTTCTTTTGTCTTCTCCCATTTCTTCTGACTACATTCCATTGGAGCGAGTCTTGCCTTTATTTTCATAAAGCAACCGCAGTCTTTACAAGTTCCTGTAGGCTTGAAGTAATAGATACAACCCTTACAAATAGCTATCCTGTCTTCATAGACTTCGTTAGGTACAAAGAACTTATTCATTTAACATTTCTTTTAGCTGCACTCTTACTTTGTCTATTGTCGTGAATAAACTGTTTCTACTTATTCCTGTCTTCTTTGCTAAACTATCTAAAGTGTTTCCTTCATAGTAATATAATTCAAATATCTTTTTATCATACCAAGTAAAGCTCTCTAAGGCTTTATCTATCTTTTCTAGGCTAGTCCATTGATAATCGTCTACTATTTCGTTGGGCAGGTTGTAAAGGTGCTTAGAGGGTATTATCTCGCCTGAATCTACAACATCATAAGTAATTGTACTTGTAAGACTATCAATATGCGTGTAATACTTCTTGTATTTATAATAGTAATTACTTCTAGGACTTGTTAAAGCTCGTCTTAACGCTACTGCTCCGTATCTTATTACGCCATTTATTCCGTCTTTGTCATAAATAGCTTTTAAAGTTTCAGGGTTCATTTGCAAGAAGTACATCATTAATTCCTGAACTGACTCATTAACTTCATTCTCATCTTTAGTGAGTCCGTAAGCCATAGTTCTGAACTTATCGGACAACTTAGCTATTTCTGAATAAATGTTAGTCATAAATTATTTCAATTTTGTCAATCTTTGCAACTACTTGCTCAACTATTTCTTCTAATATCAATCGGTACGCTCTAATTACTGCTAAATTCGTCTTTGTTTCAAGCCCTGAAAAGAATCCGTTTGTTGCTACTGAAACATTAATAGGTATAATCATCAACCAATCCCAATAATTATTTTCCTTTGTTCCTTGTCCGTAATTGTTATGATATTCTAATATAACATCTAACACTTCTAAGTAAGATTCGTACCTACTTTTACTTGCCAACTCTTTGGAGAACTGCTTACACATTACTAAGTAGGTTTCAATTATTGCCCTGTGTTCTTCATTTGCGTAAATCGGTTCTATCATTGCACAAAGTTATTAAATAATTTATTCTATTCCTTTTTCTTCCTTTAAGTTATTAACAAGCGATTTGTAGTAACTAATCTTTTCTTCATATTCAACCCTTGAAATCTTTAAAGTTGTACGAGCTAAAAATTGTAATTCTTCTGATTTGCCTTCACCATACTTTCCGTCTAAGGCTAACGAGAACTTGTACTGTTCGCCCCAAGCATAAACATTACATTTAACACATTGCACCTGACAATTTTCCTCATCAAAGCGAGTTGATAGGTGCTTCCTAGACTGGAAGTGTCCGTTCTGCATTCCGTCCTTATACCCTCTGACTATTCCACAAGTGAAACATTGAATCATTCCGTATTCGTTAGCTTCCCTCAATCTTATGTAAAGACTGAACCACTTGTCAAGTTCCTTTTTTAATTTACTAATTGTTTTTTTCATAGCCTAGTTCCCGTTTAAATTCGTCCTGTAATATTCCTTTTCTAACCTTATATTTTTTTCCTCTTAGTTCAGGGTGTTCTTCCTGAAGCTTTCGCCTGAAGCGTATTATTGACTTGGTGTTGGTTAGCTTAGACTTTGAATGTAAATCAAGCAATTCAAAAGCCGTTAAGTCTTTAGGATTTATTCCTTGTTCCTTTAATTCGTTAAACCAATAAGTAGATATTAGATTGTTATCACAGTCTTTTAGTTTTGGGTACTTTATTAAAAGTTGTTGAACTATTTCTTTTGTTTTCATTTCAATAATTTTAAAGGTTCTTGATAATAAGGTGTCTTTTCTTTTGGCTGCCCTAGTGTCCTGACTTGATAGGTTGCGTCATCAATTACTTTTTTGTGTGCATAAACGAATTTGTAAAAGGTTCGGATATTTAAAAAAGGTTCGTCTTTACCAAATCTTACACCAATATGAAAAGCGTCTAATACTTGATTCCAAGTCATATTGCCAAATCTTTTTTCCTTAATTAAATCGGCTGCAAATATCTTACTTAGACTTGCTAAAGTTTGTGCGTCTGACCTGTGTCCTATTTCTACTGAAGTCTTTGCTAGTAAGTCTAGGACTTTTTCAGTAAGTTCTTTTAGGTCTTCTTGTTTTAATGGTATCATAATAATTCTTTTGCTTTTTGCCATTCATTAATTTGTGCGTCTAACTTAGACATTCCTTTTGAATTAGACTTAGGTTTATCCCATTTTTTTTGATTTGCTGCCCAAGTCTTTAATCTTAGTTCAGTTTTCCAAGTTTTATTCAGTTCAAATTTCATCTTAGTATTAGACTTATTAGGTTCTGTCCAGTAATCAATAAAGCCATTTAAAATACTTTCATCATAATCAAAAGACAAAACTTCAAAAACAAAATCATTACGCCTATTAGATATAATATTATTAGTTATTCTTATTTCTTTATTATTATTAATAGTTGTTTCATTTTTAACTGACAAGTTATTCAATTTTGAAAGGACTAGTTGTTCATTTTTTAAACAACTGATGATTTTCAATAAGTTAGCTTCATTTATCTTAAAGTGTTGTTTAGCAGGTATTCCCTTACGCTTAGTTTCTATCACTCCTAGTGTTTTAAGCGTTTTAAGACACTTTCTTTGCTGATATGGGTTTAGTGTAGTATCTTTCTCAATATTCGCTTCAGTGTTAAAGAACCACCCGTCAGTCATACCATTGGCTATAAAGTATTCTTCTTTACTAATTAGGTCAGCAAGTAGGACTGCACCCTTCAACCCTACCTGCTTTGCTAGTTTCTTGTTTACTATTAAAAACGCTGAACTGCTTAATAAATGCTTCATAATATTTTTGTTGAATAGTTATATTCTGACATTGCAAATCTAATATTTTCTATTTGATTACTAAAGTCAAAATAAGAAGTTTTAACAATATATTCACTAATTCCACTACAGACTTGAATAAAAACTTGCGGTTTACTTTCAGAAACTCCATTTTTTAAAAGGTGTTTCTTCAAATAATCGTCATCAATAAAAGTCTTCTTTGTATCTTGAATACCTTTATATGCAGTATATACTTTATTAAAAGTATTTCGGTATAATTCCCACGTAGAATAGTTACTTTTATGATTCCTTGCGTAATGGTAAATAAGACTTCTGTCACGATTTAATTCTTTAGCAATAACTGTTTGGTGTGTATCGTCTTCAAGCCTAGCAATAACACTAGCAACCGTTCTAGCAACCTGTAAGTCTTGCTTCCTTGACTTATAAGCCAAAGAACCCTTACGCAACCCTAAAACACTTGTCGTAAGGTTGCATAAGTTTCTAAATTTTTCTTCTGTATTCATCTTAAAAAGGCATATCTCCATCAACATTCATCATAGTATCTTTATTGTCTAATAAATTACCTGATTTTTTGTTGCTCTGATTAGTGAAAAAGTAGCCATCTATATTGTGAAAGTATCTTCCGTTATATTCTCTTGAATAAACATTACAAAGAACTGACACATCCATTCCTGTTTCTAGCTTGTTCATTGAATCCATCTTATCACCAAAGGCGCTAATACAGACTTCATTGTTAAACTCTCCACCTGTGTCAATTATGATAGATTGTTTCTTCCACTCTTTTCCTGATTTTGATGTTCCGCTTTCTACGCTTAATTTCTTTACTAATTTTCCTTCTACTTTCATTTTGTTGTGCCTGTTTTTGCAGGTCTTTATTAATTAAATTATTGTTTCTTAAAACTTTCTGATTCATCTTCTCCAAATACGCCCAACTCATAAAACCCTGTAAGCTTTAGGACTGCACGGCTCATTGCTCTTTTCTCAGCCATCTCCATTACGTACCAAGTGTTACAGTTACCATCTTTAAACCCTGCTCCTTTTAATGCTGAGCCGAATGTTTGTATAATCGCGTCACCTTTTGCCGCATTGGCTTTAACTACACAAAAGTCCTTTTCGCAATTGATAACATCATAGTCAATAGTAATACCTTCTAAAGCCTGTATCTTATCTATTCCTGAGCGTGTGATGATTAAAAAATGCTGATGTTTGAATATATCATCTTTTGTCAGTCCATACTTAATGTACTTTTCTTTTAAAATTTCTGTTTTCATATCTATTTATTTTTGTTTATAATTCTGTGCAAATGTATTAAATTTATTTACTTTTTATGTATTTAACTAATTGTTCTTCCATTATATTAAATTTATTAGTGTTGGTAAGTTATTATTTTCTTTGTAGTGTTTAAGGTATTCAGGCTTTAAGTCTATATCCCAACAGTCTTGTTGCTGCCAACCGTAAGTCTTTAGCATTTCCTCAAACTTTCTTAAATTCTGTAATTCAGTTCCTATTACAACTACTGACCTGTTGTTCTTTGCCAAATCGTTATTGAAATGACCTGAAGCTTTGTCGTAATTTCTAGTTCTTACTGAAGTGAATTGAGGTTTTAAAAACCATTCTTCTGCTATTACTTTCGTGTTGTCTAAGTATCTATCGTTCCAAAAGTAAGGTTTATTATAATCTACATAAGTAGAATATTCTAGGTATTCTGCGTCTTGTATTGTCATTATATTGCGTATTGATAAATTGATAAAAGAACAACTGAAGTAGCACATACTGTAGATATTATGTCTAGCCAACAAAACTGATTTACATTTAACTTGTCTTGTATTGGAGTATCGCTAATATATTCTCTTGAATATCTATCAAAGAATTTTCCTTTGCAAGTCATTATTCTGTCCACTATTTGTTCGTGATTCATTATCTCATAATCACCTGTCTTTTTATTTGTTATCTTGTATTTCATTATCTTAGTCCTAAAAATAGTTCTACTAAAGTAAGAGTACCTAGCAGTATGTATAAGCAACCGTACATTCCTGCTATTGTTGCTACCGAAAATAATATATTTTCAGTTTTTGTGATTTTGATTTTCTTTTTCATAATTTA